CCAGTACCCTGAACTCCAAGCAGTAGGCAAGATGACCATGGAGCAGATCGCAGAGGGGCTGCGCATGGGCTCTATTGAGATAGACGCCGTAGCACGGGCAGAGATAATGCAGTTGATGGGTGTTATTACCACTACCGCAGGCACGGCTTCTCCATCACGCATTACCCGCCAGATAGGCAAGTGGATTGCAGATGGTCTTGGTATCGGTATGCGAGATGGTATGGGGCAGGTATCTGCTACTGGTATGGCGCTGGGGTCGGCAGCCACAGACGGGGTACAAGCCGGTAGTGAGGCAGCCCCCGGTGATGACGTCCCAGACGCCTACCTCGCCAAGGGACAGCAACGCCTTGATAAGATCGAAAAGGCGGGTAGTTGGGCAGGAATGGCTGGGATGGGCCTTGGAATGGCTGGAATGGCTGCTTCCTCTATGGGCCAGACTGGACTTGGAGCAGGACTTATGGCTGCCTCTATGCCTATGGATATGATCGGTATGATCGCTATGCTTGGGCCTCGTCTTGGTACCTTTGGTGCTGCGGTTGCCGCCGCAGCAGTTCCCATCGTCGCCATTACCGCAGTAGCAGCAGGAGCGGCGGCGGCAGTATACATCTGGCGTAAGTCGGTAGATGACAGCGCAAAGGCAGCAGCAGACCTTGGCTCAAAACTTGGTGGAGCAGCAAACGCAGCAAAGACTATGGCTGATATCACTGGTAGGGCAAGCATTCTCCAGCAGAAGGGTTCTCTCCAATACACCGAGGCAGAGAAGCCCAATATCGGTGAATATGAGTCTATGCTCACTAACGAGGCTGGGACTAAGTTCATCGAAGACCTTAAGGCTGCTGGGCCGGGTATGGGAGCAATGCTCTCTGATTATGTAAAGACAGCAGTATCACAAGGCATGATGGACTCCGACTTTGCTTCTGGCTTCATCAAGGCAGTAGGGCAGGAACTTGATGCTCCGATGATGGCTGCATCCGTAGGCAAGGAACTGGCAGCATTCACTAAGGAGTTCTCCACCAAGACAGAGCAGGCCGTGTCTATCGCTGAGAAGCGCTCTGGCGCTATTGCCGCAGACAAGGACATTCAGGCCGGTACGCAGGAAGGTGCTACTACTCGTCAAGCATCTATGGTAGTAGGATCATCCATGCAGGCTATCCAAGACTGGTCAGCAGCAGCCGAGGTAGCAAGACAAGACTACCTTGATGGAATAACCTCCTATGAGACATACATCAGCGTACTGAATGATGCTACCCAAGCACAGATGGACCATACTGCTGCTATCAGATTTGCTATGATGAATGGTGATGCCGGTGCTATGGAGCAGGCACTCAAGGACCAGTTTGAGAAGATGTTCGGTGAGGGCACATTTGACGCCATGAAGGATGCGGCGGGGGTAAATGAGGCCAGCCAGAAGGAAGCCATTAGGCGACATCAGGCGCTTTCGGATGGGCCGAATAGTCCTGCCCGCAAGCCCGACCCCGAGGCGCTCGACCAGAAGAGCGTAGATGACATCTTCATCTCTGCCGTCACAGCAAGCATCAACAACCCTGCTGCCATGGAGGAAATAGCACAGGCAACCAGAGCCATTCTTACCGGGTCTGTTGAAGGTGTGAAGGAGGCATACCTCGCCTCCATTAAGAGCGGCAAGGGTAATGACGCAGCATTCCAAGGAGCACTAGCAGCATCCAACTACGCTGCTATGCCACAGGACCAGCGCGTTCCCGGTGTGTCTAGTGAACAGTACGGCATGGCACACGCAGGAGCCATGACTGCTGGCATTGACTCCACTACACTCACCGCCTTCCTCAATGGACTATCCCCAGAGATGAAGAAGTATTACCTTGACAACCTTGCCGGGGTAGCCAAGGGACACGATGCCAATAAGGGATGGATGGATAAGGTAACTAGAGGCGCAGCCATGCAGGATACCGTTGGCGCAGACGTGGCTCGCCCAGTCATTGAATCCCCCGATTGGGAGATAGCCGTGGCGAATGGTCAGAATGAAAGAGTTACCAAAGTAGAAGAGGCCATGAAGAAACTAGATGATTTCTTCCAAGACAACGAGGAAGCCAAGTCTGCCTATGTCGATCTGGCCCTGAATGACCCTGATGGACTGATGGATGCCCTCCCAGAAATCACAGCAAACCTTGAGAAATTTGACAAGGAAATCCCCGAAGAGATTCAGATGAAACTAGGGATCGACCTTGCCAACCCAGATACCTACAAGATGCTCACAGAGGACCCCAATGCAGCCAACAACATTCGCCTTGTAGGAGAGGCGCTGCTCTCGCTGCCTGAGGGCGAGCATGAGTTTGCTGCAATGTTTGCCGTGAAGTCAAATGGAGAGTTCAAGAACCCACAAGAGTTTGTCAATGACTACCGGGAAGTTCAAGGGCTAATGGACAAGATGGGCAAGTCAAAGAATATGACTACCAAGAAGTCCTACATCGCAGAGATAATGACACGGCAGAATGGTGTTGAGGCAGACCCAGCAGCGATTGATGCGACGGTAAAGAATCTTGAGAAGAAGTGGGGCAAGCAGACTATTGCCAACCTTCCACCAGACGTATTCTACAAGGCAGTGAAGGCTGACTACGATGGAAGTCAACTGCTGGCAGAGGCAGACTCACTCCAAGCGGCTCGTGACGCTCTTGCTAAAATTCCCGGCCTTGAAGGAATGCTTGCTAACATGGATGAGCAGATTGCTGCTCTTCGTACTGCTGGTAACCAACTCAAGGGAGATGCAAATGACATAGTTGCGTCAGCAGCATTCACCCCTGCTACTCCCAGCGGCAGCAGTGGCGGTGGCGGTGGAGGCGGGGGCGGTGGTGGAAAGCCATTCAACTTCATCAAGGAACTCAACAAGGACCTCAAGGACAACATCAAACTCTTCGGTTCAACTGTAGAGCATACCATCAATTACAAGAAGAAGACACAGGGACTTGTCGATGCCCTACGTGAGAAGAAGGTAGTTGATGAGGCGCTTATTCAGGCAGCGCTAGAGTCGGAAGACCCCATTAAGGCTCTCAACCAGTTGCTCAAGTTGGACGCCAAGGAAGCAAAGAAGTTCAACAAGGACTGGCTCAAGAACAAGGCGCTGATGTCTGAGAACGTAGTAAAGACAGGCATACAAGAGAGCAAGCAGCGCATTAAGGATATTGAGAACATGCGCAGAAATGGTGTCGCATCTTGGGTTATGCAGGCCATTATGAGTGATGAGGACTTGCTCGCTATGTACCGTGGGGGAGGTGCGAGAGGGCGTCGGAGGGCTCGCATGGCTGCACGGAGCAGGCAGGCTCAGGAGGTGCAAGAAGAGTGGGATATGATGTCTCCCCTCCAACAGCAGCAGAAATCCAACGAGGCTGCTATTCAAATCTATGAAAAGATGTCTTCGGAGATTCGGTATTCACAGGAGAAGTATCTAGAATCGCTTGGTATGTCCAAGGCGGCGGCAAACCGTAAGATGGAAACACGCAATACACAACTGGGGGTATACGAGGCAGAAATAGCACTCATCAACCACGCTATCAAGCAGATAGATAAGAAGAAGGAGGCTATTAACGACACCATCCGGGCCAAGGAGAAGGAGAATGAGGCCGACCGCCGTTCTATTGAGGAACTGAACCGCCAAGATGAAATCCGTATGCGTGAGGCAGAAGCACTCAACCATGACCTTGAAGCGCTCGCCCTGCGTGAGGATGCCATTAACAAGGCATACGAAGATCGCATTGCCGCACTTGATAAGGTTGCCACCATTAACCAGCGTATTGCTGACGCTATGGGAAGGCAACTAGGACTTGCTGATGCTCTCTCCAAGGGTGACATTGCAGCAGCAGCAGCGGCACAGAATGAGATGAATGCTGCTGCCGCAGAGAACGCAGCAGAAGATGCCAGATCGGGTTTGGAAAAGGGTAAAGAGAATGCCCTTGCTGGCCTTACCCTTCCTAATGGTATGACCCGTGAGCAGGCAGAGGCTCGCATTCGTGAACTAGAGGAAATGTCCTACCAGACAAAACTCAAGATAAGAGACATTGAGGATTCTATCTACCTTCGTAACGAGGAAATCTACAAGTTGAAGCAGGAGATACTTCCCATCGATGCAGAGATAGAGGCCAAGCAGAGAGAGATTCGGGACATCGAACTGAACAAGATGTGGGCTTTGCAGCAGCAGAATCTTGAAGCGCAACTGGCATTCGCCCAGACCGAAGCACAGATTTCCCTTGACACAGAGGCACATGACATCAAGGTTGCTGAACTAACAGCAGAGAATAACATCATCGGCCTACGGGTGGCGCAGACAGAGGCTATGCGCAACTGGACACATAGCATGGCTGGGCAGGCAGAGAGGTATTTGGCGGCACTCAAGGAAGCGTCCACCCTCACACTACCGTCAGTAGGCACAGGGAATGGACACGCTATGGGTGGCCTTATCCCCGGTAGTGGCAACAAGGACACCTACCCTGCCATGCTCATGCCCGGTGAGTTCGTTATGCGTAAGTCTATCGTAGAAAAGATGGGTGCAGGCTTCTTTGAGATGCTCAATAGTGGGCAAGTCCCAACGTTTTCCACAGGCTTCGCAAAAGGTTCTTTGAATAATGGGGCTACCCCCTTGACAACCAACGAGGGGTCGGTGTATAATGAGTTTAATATCAATGTAACTGCTAATAACGCTAATGCATCAGCAGATGATATAGCAACTGTAGTAATGAATAAGATAAACCAAATCTCGTCACAGAATATCAGGAGTAAGAATGGCTACTAAAGGATACATGGATGGAAGAAGAAAGTATTCTCGTCCACAGGCTATGCTCTTCTCCAATAACCAAGGATACCGAACCCCAGAGGGGTTTTGGCTACCAGAGGGGTATGAAGGAGCCGACTTCCTCGTTCTCTCTGACCATGGTAGACAGCCTATCAATATTCAACCTCAAAGAATAGAGTCAAGAGTAAGGATGGTTAATGGTAAAATGCGTTCTTACTACACTACTGATAAGGATGTAATCTCTACTTCTTGGAGTCTTCTACCTTCTAGGTCTTTTAATATAAATATAGATAGGAACCTCACTACCTCTGCTGTTCTTGATAATGATGTTCACGAATACACAGTCGATGGGGGAGCAGGCGGGGTAGAGTTAAGAGACTGGTTTGATAATCACCCTCATCCGTTCTATGTATTCCTTGCTTATGATAGATACGATAAGATGTATGTAGATCGTCTTCCTGATGCTAATGCACCTCAGAGCAACCTTCATTACTATAACGATTCCAAACTTTGCTTCTTCTCTTCCTTTGACTACACTATAGAGAAGAGAGCCAACTGTGAACTCTGGAATGTAAACTTGGCTTTGGAAGAGGCATAGTTGTATGTTTACTCCTGATGGACTACAAGAACTTGTAGATTCGAACCATACCTTAAAGGTGCTTCCGGTAGTTTTGGCTGAATGGAATATGAATATCCCTGACAACATAGAGCGCTTGGGAAACTACCGCTATCGTCCACTTGACAGAGCAGACCCCTACCACCTTATCCCTCTGACCTACGACAAGACAGATGCAGGCAACTACTACACAGGTGCCACGGACGCCGACGTGACGGTGGACGGTGGGATGGACGAGAACAATACTCCGTCGATGTTCACCTCCGTCAAGGAGAAGATGAACATGCTCTACTCCTTGGAGGACTGCATCAAGCCCCATCGTCCCCGTTCCGGCATCAACAAGCCACTTTACCTTGGCTTCTCTGGTAGTGATGTCCCCTCCGGGCAGTACCTCAACAACTTCGGGCAGTGGGTTGCGCACCGCCCTCGCTACTATGTATCCTCACGCTACGACCAGTTCAAGTATTGGACCTCCTACCGCACAGAGAAGGGTGTGGAACGAGGCGTAGCACAGATAGAGCGCAACGGCCTGCACTTCATAGACGACGCCTCACCTTTTGTTGTCTACAAGGAGAAGGTTCCTGCCAATGCTCTCGTTGTCAAAATGCAGACCAACATCGGCAGCACCGACCTAGGCCCCTACCGAGTCGGAAGCATAATGATGGATGACCCCCTGTTCTCTCAGCAGAATGCCACCACCCCACAGCGCTGGCGTATAGAGGTATTGCGTGGTGACAGTTGGGATACTATCATTGACTTTGGGGACTTCGACTTTAGACCAGACGGTTCCCCTATTGTTCCCCACCATGGGCATGTAGAAGTACGCTATGGGATGCACCTCCCCCAGTATTGGGAAGAGCGCATCCGTTTCAAGGGAGAGACAACCAGCAGGGACACCCTACCACCGTCAGGCAACGAGTATGGTGACGCCTACTTCATTCAAAACCATGAGGGGGACATAGGATTCTTTTCCATCTGGGAGGGCAACGACTGGTGGGATGAGGTACCAGAGTACAAGTGGAGCCTCGTGGGTGAGGGTATTGAGAGAGGCACCCCAACTGTCTATGACCTTACCAACCCACTATGGTACACGGCTAACGGAGAGACACGTTTCCGTGAGTTTGAGTTTATCCGGGGTATTCGTATCGTAGTAGATACTATGCAGAAGACAAACTGTACCTTCGACCTTATTGAGATGTCCCCACGCCTCGTAGCAAATATCACTGACAGGTCAGAGACCTACAGCGTCAACAAGACACTAGCAGACTTGGGCAACAGCAGCGTCCCCGTAGGCGACCTACTCGCATCAACCGGCAACATCACCCTATCCAACAACGATGGGGCCTTCTCACAGTATAACGTCTATTCTGCTGACAACCCCGCAGGGAGCATCATCGCCGTCCACGCCAACATGGGAGTCAAGTTCACCTTCTGGGATCATGTGGTAGACCTTACAGACGCAGAGAACGAGTACCTCGTCCCTGTAAAGACACTCTACTCAGAAGGTCTTCCCCAGTCATCCGGCACGGTAGGGAACATTTCTCTTTCTCTGCGTGATGACTTTGGCTACTTGGAGTCACAGCCAGCACCCTCACTCTTCCTACAGGATATCTCCCTCTCCTATGCAGTCATCACTCTCCTTGACTACATCGGGTTCAGCAATTTCATCTTCAAGCGTCTGGAAGACCAGACCGATCCCATCATCCCCTACTTCTTCGTAGCCCCCGACCAGAACGTAGCAGAGGTGCTCCGCCACCTTGCTGTTGCTACGCAGTCAGCCATGTTCTTCGATGAGTACAATAACTTTGTCGTTATGTCCAAAGAATATATGATGCCCACAGGCACCGAGCGTGCGACAGATGGAGAACTCCGAGGCCACGAGATAGAGGATAGACTGGCAAACATCATCAACCTTTCATCAGACGAGAAGCGTGTCTACAACGCAGGCGCTATCAACTATACCACTCGCTATATCCAGCGCTCCTATGGCTCACTTCGTCAGGCGCAGTTCATCGACAAGTTCAAGACTTGGATTTACAAGCCTGTGCTCCTATGGGAAGTGGCCCCAACAGAGAGCCTGCGCACCATCAACGAACTCGCAGCAGCACAGTCTGCCTATGCCCTTGCTGCTTCGCCACTCAGTGGGTCTATCTCTGACAATCCACCAACGGTAGTCAACAACAACCTCGTAGACAACATTATCGACCTAGGAGAGAACGTCTACTGGATCACTCGTCCACAGGGCTACTTGTACGCCAACGGAGAAATCATTCGCTATGACTCTATGGAATACAGCGTGCAGGGGATAGGCAATGTATGGATAAGCGACAACGCAGAATACCAGCGCTACTTCGCCAACCTTCCCTTTAATGGAAAGATGTATCCCACAGGCAACCTGCGCATCTATGCTGAGCCGCACTACGAATACTACGGCGGCGAACTACACATGAAGAATGGTGACGTAGCCCAGCACGGCAGAGGGCAGTTCGGCACTCCAATCGTCAAGCATCTTGCAGGCATCGACGGGTACTGGACAGACAACGCCAACGTAGATGGAATGAAGATGGAAGCAGACTACCTCTTCGACCCAAGTGACGTGCTCCACTATCCCTTGAACATGGTGCAGAATGTCCCTGCTGGTTCTGATGGGGGCAAGTCCAAGTTCTCTTCTCGCAACTCCATCATCAAGAACTTCATGGCAGACACACACTGGACAGAGGACGATACTCGCTACTTCAAGACAGCACAGACAGGGACTATCCAGTCATCAGCACTTGTATTCCAAGGTCCCAACTTTGAGAGTGATGAGGACCCCAAGGACTACATCTCTTACGTCACTCGTCACTTCGATCAGCCATTCCGTCATTTTGGCACCCGTCTGCGTGTCATCGGTCAGATGAAGGCAAAGTCAAACCAAGAGCAGTTCCCTGCCGGTGCTACGGAATACTATGTCGTAGACACTATCGGTCCAGACAAGACAGTCTCCATCGCAGGAGGCAGCGCCGGTCTGGGCATCATGGTAGACAAGAAAACGAACTCTGGATACTTCGCAGAGATATGCGCCCTCACCGATGTTGACTACAAGGTTCCCACACAGAAAGAGAAACCAGTTCAGTACAAGGTTGTCAGCACTAACATCGTCAATAAGGTTGCCATAGTCAAGACAGAGACCAACCACTCATTCATCGTAGGCGACCGGGTAGTGATGCAGGGCTTTGCTAACCAAGCACTTAATAACGAGTGGGAGGTCACCTCCGTGAGCGCAGGAGAGTTGCGCTTTGTCTGCGGCCTACCAGATGAAAACGCAGGACCCGGAGTAGCCGAGAAGCGCCTTGCCTTGCTTTCCCACGTAAACAACATCATCTTCTGGAAGACGATGGTAAAGGATGGACAACTTATCCCCGTCAAACTGTGGAGCGGCCTAGCAGAGATACTCGTTGATGAGGGAAAGTTCTACGGACAGCAGCGCTTTGCCAACACAGACAAGACTACCGTGTATGACTTGGAGATAGAGTACAAGGACTTTGGCACTAGCAGAACCTTCTACATCTACCTCAACGGCAAGCAGGTTGCTACTGTGCGTGATGATGCTCCACTCAACAACTACAATACCGCCTGCCTCTTCATCCGGGGCAAGGCAAAGGCCATGTTTGAGAACTTCTTCGCCCTGTCAGAGAACTATTCCGAGAATACTATCTCCGTTGTAGCAGACCAGATTGCAGATGTCTTCGGAGACAGTGAGATAGACTCTACCGAAGCATTCCGCAAGTATGCTATGAGCGGCTTCATTCAGGCATCCTACCTTTCAGGCATCAGCACTTTGGAGCCACCCAAGTACAAGATGTTCTTTGAAGAGTTTGGCACCATCATGCGAGAGGCAGCGCACATCACAGCGAAGTACGACCAAGCCTACCCTGCCCTCTCCGCACAGATCAGCCCCACATTCAACAGGGTAAAGGGATATGTAACCTCTGGCTTCTATGCAGGCTCCTATGAGGCAGATTTCCTTGTCTTCAACTGCTCTGACAAAACTATCAACCTTGATGCCACTACAGGTAACTACCTACGCATCCAAGGCGTCACCTTCACCCAGAACACTACCAAGACACTCACCGTGGATGACTACTACAAGAAGGTGTCCAACCTAGCCGACCCGCCACTACAGGATGATGTCATGCTCTACAATCCACTCCATCGCAAGGAAGAGTTCGACAAGATAAAGGTAAGTCGCATCAAGTATGGGTACAAGGAGTTCGGTGGGCTGGACAGCATCTACATCCAAGACGACAGCACCGCAGAGAATATCCTTGAATGGGTGACGAGAAAGACGATGACCCCACGCAAACTCATCGGAGTGAATGTCTTTGGTATGCCCGGTCTTCAACTAGGTGATATCCTCTCCCTTCACTACAAGGCAGAAGACGATCTAGACTTTGATATTGTTGCCCCAGACGGCACACGGTTCGTAACCTACTCCATAGCGTATAATAGGACACCACAGGGAACAACAACTACGGCATACTTGGTGGAGGTGTAGTATGGTAGAGTACGCACCACCCGCTCCTAGGGCAACACCACCACATCTAGTAAACTACAATAATGGTGGGACTTCTCCTAACGCCTATGTGGTCAAGCAGTCATCAGATGTCATCACCAGAGACAACGAGGGTATGCCGTCAGAGATAATGACGGATATGATCTTTGAAGCAATCGGCGGTACAGAGATTCTCACCGTAGCCAGACACGACACGGTGTATGGACAGGACGTATCCTTCTCTTATCTCAAGGACCTAGGTGCTCTCGCCCAGTCATTCAACCCTACCAATATTCTCTCCCACGGTAACGATGAAGGCTTCTTCAAGCAGTTCGCTATCGACATCGCATCCCGTATGCCTGATACCTCAAAAGCGTACTTGGATAGGGAGGGAAACCTTGTGTTGGAGTTTGAATCGATGAACTCTGACGAACTAGTGGAGATAGAAGTCTCTAGAAATGGTATAATATACACATTATGATAACAAATGACGGAAAGGAACTCATCGGTAAGTTCCTCCTTGGACAGGCCCCCTCTTATGCTACTCACCTTGCCTTCGGCTGTGGTGCCACCCCCGGAGACAAGAACTACGCCCAGCGCAAGGGTATGAAGTTTGAGATGTTTCGTGTCCCTATCTCATCCAAGGGCTTCGTCAATGACAAGGGTATCACCAAGATCGCCTTCTCCGCAGAACTCCCCACGGAAGAGAAGTTTGAGATAACAGAGGTCGCCCTGTGGTCAGCAGGCCATAACGCCCTCGCCCTCAACTCCGACAGCCGACTGCTCTTTGGCTTTGGAGCAGGGGAGAACTGGAAACTCCACACCCCAACCGGGGTACAGAATATCCTTGAGCAATACTCTGCTCTCAATGCTGGGATAACTGCCAACCCTATCAGTGGCCCAGCCCCTATCTTCATCACCAACGCAGACAACGTTGCCCTGCAAACTTCTCCTCGTAAGGAACGCCACGAGGGTACACGCTACCTCAACAGGACCATTATGTTTGCGGGGAACAGCACAGACCATATTCACCTTGATGGTCGTACCGTCAACCTAACAGAAAATACTCCCAATGATGAGATAAAAATAGCCCTCTGCGTATTCAGTGCCCTTGACAGCAATGCCACTCCCCCAGCACAGGTGAATGTCGAAGTAGAGTTTCTCGCTTCTGAACTTGACGACAGTGTGGGCTTTGCCAAACTTACCGCACGGCTTACTTCTGCCGACCTAGCAGCAGGCCGCTATGTCATCATTACCAAGAAACTCAGCGAGTTGGAATACTCCCCACAGTTCTCGTGGAGCGACGTTCAGGTCACCCGCATCAGCGCCAACGCCAACAACGATCCCAACTACTTCGTTGCTATGGATGCCATTCGCTTTGAGAATATGTCCCAGCCGAACCCACTCTACGTTATGACCGGGTATGCAGTAACAGACATAGAATATCGGGACAACCTAGGAAAGGTGTTCCATAAGCCCATCAGCAAAATGGCAAACACTTCCAACTATGTGGAGTTCCGCTTCTCGCTAGGAGTAACATGACATTCAAGGTAGTTGTGCGTAGGAATGAGTTGCCTCCTATCAATAATGCTACCGGAGGTTATAGGGTAAGGTTTCGCATCGTGTCTGCTGACCGCAACCGTACATCGGCATGGGTTGCCACCTCCTTGACTCCCTTGACTGCTCGTACCCGTAACCTAGGCTTGGGTATGGTTGCCAAGGTAGACAAGACAACCAACCCTTCATCCATCACCGCAACTTGGGACTATGACCCTGACACGAAGGATGAGTACGATGTCTATGTAGCATACGACACCGATCAGTGGGAATTCAAGGGTAGGACAGCCATGCTTACCTATACTTGGCTGGCTCCCACCGGAAAATCTACAGCGAAGATAGAGATAAAGTCCCCCTCCTATCCCGTGGGAGAGTGGTCAGAACTGCCCCCACCCCTTTACACGACCTCTGTCAGTCTGGTATAATAGGGGTATGTCACGAGTACCCTTGCCAGATAGAGGCAACCCACTAGACGTTACTTACCTCTACTCCCTCGCACAGGCTATCAACGACATAGCAAGCGAGGTATCTTCTGCCACCTACAACTACACTACCGTCAAGACCCGTGAGATGGGTGACCAGAATATCAAGACATCCGAAGCACGCATCGTCGCAGGGTACCTAGATGTAGTCAATAACGAGAACGTCCTAGCAGGAACAACCAAGGCATTCTCCTTCAACTATCCCTCTGACTTCAAGTATGCTCCTATCGTTACAGCAACACCAGTCAACGCAGGCAACACTCCCATCGGCAACGATGTCACCGTTGTCCTCAACTCCGTGACCACCAACCGAGTAGATGGAAACATCAAGTTTAACACTACTGGCACCCTGTCAGTCAGCATCAACTACATCGTCATCGGTATTCCCACTTGACATTTACCAACTAAAGTGGTATAATGTTACTATGGACAGACCAAAGAACGCTCAGCGCAGAGCAAAGGTGTGGTTTCTCAACGGAGAAATAGTCTACGTTTATCATATGAGTCGTGCGCAAGGGATAGTCACCCTCTACAACAAGACCAGATCGGTAAGGCAGCAGACAACCGTGCAGGAATGGACCCGCAAGCGTAGGAGAGCCTACACGGTGATGAAAACTAGCGAGTTACTCAACTACCACCGTAAGTCGTTAAGCCGCCTAGCACGCCTAGAAATCATTCCTATGCCCACCCCAGAGAGCGGCATCCGGGCAATGGGGCACTACGCCTACTATTCAGAAGACGATGTTATAGAAATTAGAAAGATACTGGCTGGCATCCACCACGGTAATGCGAGGAAGGATGGACTGGTCACCAACAACAAAATCCCCACAGAGCAAGAACTAAAACACAGGATGGGTGATGGTCAGATACTTTACCTTAAAAATGATGAGGGTAAGTTCGTCCCCGTCTTTAGCGAAACCATCTAGGGTCTTGACACCCTATCAAAAGAGTGCTACACTAGTAGCCTACGAAGGAGAAAAGTATGGATGAAACACGAATCAAGTGGGCCGCTGGCTACACTTTGAATGTTGGAAACTTCCAGTCCCTACGCCTTGACTGTGAAATCACAGATCATACGCGAGGTGACGAGACAGTTGTAGAGGCATCAAACCGTGTCTACAAACTGGTGGAAGAGCAACTAGGAAAGAAGTTGGAAGAGGCACGAGAGGCACTAGGGTGAACAGGAAGGCACACGCTTATAGAGCAATAAACGAACGCCCACTGGTCCTATGTGCATGGGGAAACACCCCATCGCAGGCAATGAGGAAACTTGCTACAATCATTAAGGATGTAATGGAGGATTACCCCCACAGCCTCGTCCTTGGGTTGAGCACTCATTATGACGATGACTTTGTGTTCCATATTACAGCGACACTATCGCTGTCTGTCCTAGGAGAGTAATGGCTGACCGTAAGGATCGTTTCAAACTCATCAGAGAGTTTGTATCTCTATACCAGCAACGGTATGGGAAGGTTGCGATTATCAACCGCAACACAGAGCAGTGGAATGCAGAGGGCATCATCGACACCTTTGGTATGGATGGCAGCATTGAACTACTGCACTACTATTTCAGTTATGCACAGAGCCCTAACTGGACAACCTTCGCCCGAACCTATGACAAAATCTATCTGGCGAAGCAGGCAATGGAAACAGATTTGCGTGAACGCGCAGAGCGACGAGAGAAAGCAAAGGAGTGGCTGGCGAAGTGATTAATCTAGAAGACAAGGTACTATCTGCTGTCCTTACAGACAGGCAGGTTCATATTCTCCTACAGGCGAACGTGGATGAGGTTCTCCGTACCCACAAGGACGTATGGGGCTTTATCAAGACCTACTACGAGAATAACCAGTCTACCCCACCCGTTGCTCTTGTTGAGTCAAAGTTTCCAGACTTCGAATACACTTCGGAGGTAGGTGCCACCAAGTATCACCTTGATGAGTTGCGACAGGACTATCTTGAGGACAACTTCAAGATCGCTCTCCGCTCTGCTGCTACTTCTATCCAAGAGGGTAGGACAGCAGAGGCACTTGACCTTCTCATCAAGGATACTAGCGCACTCAAGAAGATCACGGCAGACGTTCGTGACCTTGACATCGCAGACGTTGATGACGCCGTTGCCTATTTTGAGAAGGTTCGTGAGTTGATGGAGAGTGGCTTCCACGGCATTCGCACAGGACTCGCAGGCTTCGACAACTACATCACTTCTGGCATTACCCCCGGACAGTTGGGTGTGCTCCTTGCCTACCCTGCTATTGGTAAGTCGTGGATGTCTCAATACTTCGCAGTTCAAGCATGGAAGCATGGGCGTACCCCGCTCATCATCAGTCTGGAAATGACGGAGGAAGAGGTACGAAACCGACTCTTCACCATTATCGGTGAGGGCTTCTGGTCCCACAAGAACCTTTCCTCTGGTAAGGTAGAACTGGATATGTTCAAGAAGTGGGCACAGAAGACATTTGAGGGAAAGCCACCATTCCATATCATCAGCAGCGACGGTATGGGAGAGGTCACCCCATCAGTAGTCAGAGGTAAGATTGAGCAATATAAGCCTGATATCGTTTTTATCGACTATATCAATCTAATGCAGTCTAACCAGCGTTCTGATAGTGAGCCAGTCAAGATGAAGAATATCTCCCGTGAGTTGAAGTTGCTGGCGATTGGAACACACGTTCCTATTATGGCTATTTCGTCTGCTACGCCAGATGAGACCAGCAATATGAATACTGTTCCTACCCTTGGACAGATTCGATGGGGAAAGGACCTTGCCTACGATGCTGACTTTTTGCTTGCTATGGGCCGTGATGCAAACTCCGATACAATTTCTTGTGTCTTTCGCAAGAACCGGAATGGCTTTCTTGGTGAATTCCTTGTTCAGGTGGACTTTGATAGCGGCAGGTTCAGGGATATCGATTTGTCTGGCGTATGATACAATATATTTGGAGAGATACAAATGAAACACGATGAACTATGCCCTTCTGCCTACACCTTTGGTGTGTGTGAATGCGATCTTATTCGCAGGGTAATGCAGAGGGAAGAGTCAAAATACGAAATAGAACTTGACAGAAAAAGAATGGAATGGTACAATAATGGCTTCAGAGAAGGAGAGCGTCATGGAAGAAGATTTTAGTAAGCCCCACGATTGGCAGTGCCCGACACAACAGGGACACGAGACTTGCCTATGTGATTTCATCGGGAGCATTAGGCAGCAGAATGCCGAGGTAGTAGATGGAATGATCCGAAGCGTCCTTCCCCCTATTGAGAATGCATTCCCTCCCCATAATGATGAGGACGAGGAATGTCTTGGATGCTCCGTCATCCAGTACCTTCTACAGATGCCTTTCATTCTAAACCCCAATTACCAACCGCGAGAAGCAGGAGAAGATGATGAAGAGACTGGTGGACCTAACACCTGAGCAGTACGACAAGGTGGTAGATGACGTGATGGTCTTCCTTTCTGCCTACCCGAATGCTGACAATTCAGCGGTAGAGGAATATATGTATTCCATTATCAGAATGTATGACTAGTGGTATAATGTCTCTATGGAAAACTTCGCTCATAAGAAAATAAAGAGGTTTGAACTGGAAGGCCAGATAGTGGACGACAGTGCTATCCCTCGTATGAGAGAAGAGTACGAGCGGCTGCTCGTCGCAGGTATGAGATGCGACGGGTATGTCCCAAGACTTGACATAGGACCAGAGTTTACGATACAATATAACCGAACACATTACACTTTTACATTATCCGTATATGGCGTGTACCTAGGAAAGAGGCAAGCAGAATGCATCGAAGGACTGGACGGCCCCCGGCCCGTCTATTCACAGAGGAACAGATCAGAAGGGTCATCCTCGTTTCGGGAGCAACCATCGAAGGCGAAGTCGGAACAGACTTCCTAGTCTTTTGCCCATTTCACGGCAACTTCCGCACCCCCGCAGGCGAGGTAGACAAGGAGAAAGGAACGTTCTTCTGCTTCTCGTGTAGGCATGTATGCGACCTCAACGACTACATCACCAAGGTATCCGGCAAGACCTACTTCCAAGCAGAGCGCCTCATCAAGCAGATGGAGCAGGAAATGGACATCACGGATATCCTTGATAAGGAACTGGAAGAGAAGCCAGAGTTTGTTCCCTTCGATGAACTGCTCATCAAGCGCCTTCACAACGACCTTGACCTACGGGCACGCACCTACCTCAACCTTCGACTCATCAACGATGAGAGCATCGACCGCTTCATGCTGGGGTACTCCCGCAAGCAGGATATGATTACCGTCCCGGTGTCTGCTCCTGACGGGATGTGGGTTGGCTTTGTCGGCAGGAGTCTTGAAGGCAAGCAGTTCAAGAATACGACCGGGCATTGGAGAAGTAAGACTCTCTTTAATCTACATAAGACGCGCAAGTACGATCAAGTCTATGTAGTTGAGTCTTCGTTTGATGCGATTAGGCTCTCCCAGAATGGCATTCCCGCAGTAGCCACTCTGGGTGCAAGCGTTTCCAACATTCAGTTGGGGCTCTTGGAAAAGTATTTCAGCACTGTTGTCGTCATCGGTGACAACGACGATGCTGGAAAACTGATGAAGGAAAGAGTATTGACACGGCTGGGAAACCGTGCTATACTAATAACATTGCCAGACAGGTTCAAGGATGTCGGAGACTTGACTGACAGTGACATAGCACAACTAAACACAAAAATATCCGATCCACTACTATCACTAAGTATTTAAGGAGAAACTATATGTCGATTATTACAGGTCTCAAGGCAATGGAAGCCGCTATGACCACTAAGGAATACACCAACGACGGCCCGAAGGTCCGTTGGGTGAAGTTGGAGGATAGGCAGGTTGTCAAGGCTCGTCCCATCAATGAACTTGATGAAGATTCCAGCAACTATGACCCCTCACGAGGTCTTACAATCGTAGTCGTGGAGCACACTAACCCCAAGGACTACAAGAAGAAGGCTGTCTGCACGATGGACACCGAAGGTCGCTGCTACGGCTGCGAGATGAACCAGAAGGACCCCAAGGCTGGCTGGTATGGTCGCAAGCGCTTCTACATCAACCTGCTCGTAGACGACTCACTTGAGCCTCCCTACGTCGCAGTCTGGTCACAGGGGCTTGGAAAGCAGTCCTCTGTTCCTACCCTCGTGGAATACTACCACGATACTCAGGCTATCTCCAACCTCTCTTGGAAGTTGAAGCGTCAGGGCTCTGGCACGGACACCACCTACGTCCTTTTGCCTACCGTTCCCGACACCGAGCCTTTCGACTGGAAGGGTATTGAGCCCTTCCCGCTGGACAAGGTTGTCCGACAGATTCCTTATGCGGATCAGGAGTCGTTCTACCTTGGGTTCGATAGTGCTCTCTCTTCTGCCACCTCTACTTCCGTAGACTGGTAGAACCCCCGACTGGGGATAGGCTTACTCACTCCACCTATCCCCAGTCAAACCCATCATTCTCACACCGATATGGTATAATATGACTATGAGAATGACGACAAATGTTGGCGAAACAAATGAATACGGAGTCAAAGTAGTTGGCGGTCCCTACTATGGGATAGCAAGAGGAAACTCTACACGATGGGACTATCTGTGCCCCTTCTGTGAAGAAACTTTCAGAGCGCCGACCACAAACTTTAAAAAGGCAAAGTCTTGCTACAACTGCCGGGGCTGGGCACTTCGGAAGTCATCAGCAGAAATAACTTGGCGAAACCATTATGGGATGGTCAAAAGCCGCAAGGCAGCAAAAGAAAAAGGTTTTGATATCACACTAGAGCAGTTTGTAGAGATATCTTCTATGGACTGCCACTACTGCGGGATAGAGCCGTCCCCCACAAAAGGACACCGGCAATGGTCTGAGACTATTCTCACGAATGGTCTTGACAGGGTGGACCCAAGTGTGGGATACTTATATTCCAACGTAGTCCCCTGTTGCAAAGACTGCAACATAGCGAAGTTAGACAAGACAACTAAGGAGTTTACCTCGTGGCTAACGAGAATAGCACAGCACCAAGCAATAACTATGTCCCTCTCCACCTCCACTCGCATTTCAGTTTGATGGATGGAGTTTCTACAACAGAAGAGTATGTATCCCGCGCTATCGATAACGGTATGCGCGGCATTGCTATTACTGACCACGGAACACTCTCCGGTCATCGTGCTATGTATCGTGCTGCGACCAGCGCAGGCATCAAGCCGGTACTGGGAATCGAAGCCTACTTTACCCCTGACAGAAAGGACCGCAGGGACTACGACGAGCGCACCACTCCACTAGACAAGGTGTATAACCATCTTATCATCCTTGCGAAGAACAACAAGGGTCTTGCTAACCTTAACAAGATGAGCGAGATTTCTTGGAATGATGGCTTCTTTAAGAAGCCTCGTATTGACTTTGAGTTGCTAGAGAAGTACGGTGATGGACTCATCATTTCCTCTGCATGTATGGGTGGCCTTATCAACCAAGCGATTGAGCAGGACGAACTTGCCGTAGCCAAGGGGCACCTTAAGTGGTTCGGTGACCGCTTCGGTGACGACTTCTATGTAGAGGTCATGCCACACAACCCTGCTTACATCAACCAGACACTCATCGAACTTGCAGACCACGGCGGTCACAAGATCATCGTTACTCCTGACTGTCATCACGCGACGGTAGACCAGAAGATCATTCAGGAAGTCATGCTCATCAACAATACTCATCCTAAGCAGGTTAAGGATACTACCTATGCCAAGGCAGCCAAGATCGACAACCTCATGGATCGCCTTGACTACCTTTACGACAAGGATCGCAAACTAACTTTCAACAAGTTCGACATTCACTTGCTCTCCGCAGACGAGATGCGTGAGGCCATGGAGAACAGTGGTGGTTTTAGGGAGGATATGTTCTCCAACACAGAGGAAATCCTTGACAAGGTAGAGGACTACAAGATGCCTCGTAACCTCAACCTCCTTCCCACAGAGTACCAGAAGCCAGCAGACGAACTTCGCCGTCTGGCCTATGAGGGTCTGGCAGAGCGTGGGTTCGCAGACAACCCAGAGTATGTCGCACGACTGGATGAGGAACTGTCCATCATCCACGACAAGGGCTTTGAGCCTTACTTTCTCGTGGTGCGCAACATGCTCAACTGGGCACGCAAGCAGGGCATCATGGTAGGACCGGGTAGAGGATCGGCAGCAGGATCACTACTGTCTTTCTGTCTCTACATCACAGACATTGATCCTATCCCCCACGGACTACTGTTCTTCCGCTTCATCGATCCTAGCCGTGATGATTTCCCTGACATCGATTCTGACATTCAGGATAGTCGTCGTGATGAGGTCAAGGCTTATCTGGAAGCACAGTACCGGCATGTGGCATCCATTGCTACCTACCAAGAGTTCAAGGATAAGGGAGTCGTGCGTGACGTTGCTCGCGTGTTCAACGTCCCTCTGTCCGATGTGAACCGTGCTCTTAAGTCTGTCGATGTGTGGGAGGCATTTGCCTTTAGCCGCAGCACCGCATGGTTCCGAGAGAAGTACCCTGAGGTGGTCACCGTAGCAGAGCAGTTGCGTGGTCGCATCAGAGGCACAGGCATCCACGCCGCAGGCATGGTCACTGCCAAGTCTCCTATCTCCAAGGTGGCTCCTATGGAGACACGAGTGGACCCCGCCAGCAAGGAGCGCATCCCTGTCGTGGCGGTCGATATGGAAGAGGCAGCAGACATTGGCCTTATCAAGATTGACATTCTTGGTCTTAAGACTCTCTCCGTTATTGACGACACTCTTAAGACTATCAAGGAGCGATGGGGAAAGACCATCGACCTTCACTCCATCCCGATGGATGATAAGAAGGTTTACGAAATGATTTCGGCTGGTCACACGAAGGGCATCTTCCAGTGTGAGGCTGCCCCCTACACCAACCTCATTCTCAAGATGGGCATTCGCAACTTCGATGAACTTGTAGCCTCCAACGCACTCGTGCGCCCCGGTGCTATGAACACCATTGGTAAGTCCTACGTTGCTCGCAAGCATGGCAAGCAGGACATCTCCTATGCCTCTCCACTGATGAAGGCATTCACAGAGGAAACGTATGGTACTATTCTCTATCAGGAGCAGGTTATGCTCGCCTGTACGGAACTAGGCGGCATGACCATGGAGCAGGCCAATAAGGTTCGTAAGATTATTGGAAAGAAGAAGGACGCTAAGGAGTTTGATGAGTTCAAGGAGTTATTCATTCGGAATGCGAGTGGGCCACTTGGCGGGGCGGCTGCTGAAAAGATGTGGCATGATTTCGAAGCCCACGCCGGGTATTCGTTTAACAAGTCTCATGCTGTCGCTTACTCAACCCTATCGTACTGGACCGCATGGCTCAAGCACTACTACCCGCTAGAGTTCATGTTCTGCGTTCTTAAGAATGAGAAGCAGGCAAAGGATAGAACACCCTATCTTATTGAAGCAAAGCGCATGGGAATCCCCCTGCGACTACCACACATCAACGAGTCAGACCTTGACTTTAAGATTGAAGGGAAGGCGATCCGCTTTGGGTTGACTAGCATTAAGTTCCTTAGTGATAAGGTCGGTGGCAGATATATCGATAACCGTCCTTTCCATTCCTACGAACAAGTTAAAGAGTTTACTCTCACAAAGGGCAACGGAGTAAACACTCGTGCTCTTTCGGCTCTTGATGCAGTAGGCGCTGTGGCGTTCCCTGACAATCCTAGGGATGAGAACAGGGTTCGAAGCAACCTCTATGAGTACCTAGAACTGCCAGAGTTTGCAACTGATATCCCATCTCATATCCATGCCTTCATGGACAACTGTGATGACTTCGATGAGAAGGGCGTGTTTATCTTCATGGGTGTCGTGCGTGATATCAAGCGGGGTATGGGATGGGCACGGGTAGAAATCCTTGATGCCACCGGCAGCGTAGGAGTCTTTGATGATCCACAAACAACCATTGAGAAGGGCAAGCAGTACCTCTTTCTCGTTGGGTCTAACCGGGTAGTTGAGGCGATCCCTGTGGATGAGATTGCCACAAGCAAGTCAGCCTTCGTAAGGTTCCTCAATTACAAGCAACTACCTTACAGTGAAGGAGAATACTATGTTCTGGCTTTTAAGCGGAGGGTGACCAAAGCGGGAGCGAACATGGCTACTCTAATTGTATCCAATTCCAACAGAGAGTTGCGGAGCGTTGTTGTATTCAGCCGAGAGTTCCCAGACGCATACACGCACCTTGATGAGGGAAAGGCATTCTCCATTGACTTTGGAAAGACCAAGGATGGGGACCTAACCTACAAGGGAGTTCTTACTAATGCTTGATTGCGTTTCAGCGTTGGTTATGACTTCCGAAGCGTTCTTAACACACATAGAAAAAACTACAACTACCAAGAGGGACTAAAATGAACATCAACCTAGAAGAGTACGCCTTTGCTATTCATTCTAACGCAGTAGAAAAGGGTTTCTGGTCACCACTAGACAGGATGGAGCCACAGGATCATGTAGTGTTCTATATCAAGCAGTTGGCTATGATCGACAGCGAGGTAGCAGAAACATTAGAGGCTGTTCGCAAGGACAAGGGAGAGCGTGAGGTAGTGTTCGAAATGGCAGACATCCTCATTCGCCTCCTTGACCTATGGGCGGGTATGCAGCGTAATGGAGAGGTCCGTACCCTGCTCACCGATGCCCTCGTAGAGAAAATGGCAGCCAATATGGGTCGGCCACAACTTCATGGAGTAAGAGCATGAGACTCCGTGTTTCGCTTTGGACTATGCTATAATGGTGGTTATGAGAAATCAGCCATTTGCTATTGGGCAAAGACACACACGAAACCTTATCCTTGATAAGCGCAGGAAAACTTCTTCCACATTTTATTTTGTTAGATGTGATTGTGGAAACGAAAGGTGGATTCGCTCAGACATCCTAAGAAAGAATAAGCACGGGTGCAGCAAGTGTTATGCACTAAGCATGAGGAAAAGCGGAGAGGGGCATAGCATTAATTCAGCATGGAAGTCCCTTACTAATAACGCCAGAACACGGGGCATCCCAGTTGAAATTTCCAAAGAAGAGTTTGTCATCGTGGCAAAGCAAGAGTGTTTCTATTGTGGAGAACCACCAAAAGAGAAGTCTTACTACGATCAGCCAGAATGGGCTACCCCGGCAAAACTAAACGGAATAGATAGAGTAGACAACGCCCGTGGCTATTCCATAGACAACATCGTTTCTGCGTGCGGAACTTGCAATCGTGGGAAAATGGATTTGTCGTTAGAAGATTTTAAGAGTTGGATAATAAAACTATCGAAGAGAGAGTGGATAAATGAGTGATCTGCTGGAAGGAGTCCTTGCTGGACTTAATCCAAAACTAAGAAAAAGAATAACGCTCGGAAGTGAAGTCCCAAGAGTAGAGTTTGCTCCTACTCCCAGTGTTGGATTGAATCATGCCCTCAACGGAGGCTTCCCCTATGGACGACAGATACTCGTATGGGGAAACAAGTCAAGCGGCAAGTCATCGTTCTCGCTACAAACCATCGCCGCCGCACAGAAAGAGGGTAAGGTATGTGCTTGGATAGACGCAGAAATGGCATTCGATCCAGCGTGGGCTACAGCGTTAGGTGTAGACGTAGAGACCTTGATCGTTTCCACCGCACGCACGGTCAACGATATGGTAGATGTCTGTACGGAACTCCTTAAGTCCGGGGTAGACATTGTAGTCGTTGACTCTATTTCTGCTCTCACTCCTGCCATTTACTTTGAGAAAGATAGTGGAGAACTCAAGCAGTTGGAGAATACCATGCAGATCGGTGCAGAGGCAAAGGATATGGCGCACGCAGTCAAGATGATTAACTATGCCAATAACCAAGTCAAGCAGTCAATGATTATACTTATCAGTCAGGCACGCAACAACATCGGTCAGATGTATACAAAGCAGGAGCCTACTGGTGGCCTTGCCGTGAAGTTCTACTCATCTACTATCGTTAAACTGTTCAGCAGCGAGAGCGACAACCAAGCGATCAAGGGAAAGATTTATGTCGGAGACAAGATCATTGAAGAAAAGATTGGACGTAAGGTACGGTGGGATGTCCAGTTCAGCAAGACTTCGCCAGCCTTCCAGACAGGAGAGTACGATTTCTATTTCAGGGGGCAAAGCGTTGGTGTTGACTCCGTTGCAGATTTGGTTGATACATCAGAACTACTTGGCTTTATCGAACGAGCCGGGGCATGGTATACAGTTGACTCTCAACGTTACCAAGGTCGTGAGCGACTTGTTCTCGCTGTAAAGGAAGACCTAGGACTACAGGAAACCCTACTAGAGAAGATCAAGAATGCGTAAATACTCTCTCTACAAGGGGCTGTTCGTATGCTATGACTGCAAGGGCTCTGTCTCCACCGCCCGGTACTGGACAAGTATTTCAGAACTTACTTGGAAGTGCAACTGCGGTTACATTAGCAAGGTAAATCTAAACATCAAGGGGTATTAATGGAATTCTTATTCATCATAGCAAGCAATGACTTCAAGGCGGCAGCCCGTAGGGCAGCAGAGATGGACCTCCATATCACTGAATGGGAATGGTGTCCTATCCGCACCGTGCAGAATGCTGTTGTCGTCTTCCTCAGGACAGACGATGACAAACTATAACAAGCATGAACAAGCAGAGACAAGGCGCTTGGGTGGAAAGACACACAAGAACAGCGGCAGGGGCCAAGTCAAGGGCGATGCATCGTGGAGAGATTTCATTGTTGACTACAAGTTTTCAAACAGGTCGGTAACCGTAAACCAAGAGATGTGGGCGAAGATAGTAACCGATGCTATGAAGACTGATAGGTCGAAGTCTCCGCTCCTTGTCCTCGTTATAGGCGAGGGTAGTCACAAGATACGCCTTGGCGTACTAGAACTCTCTGTCCTTGAAGAGTTGACTTCCGAGAACCAAGATGGTATAATAGTGCAAACAAAGGAAGAGTAATGCTAACAACACTAGAGAAAACAAGCAACCTGTACGACATAGCCGAATACATGCAGGACGAAGACCTGATGAATGCACTAGAGTTTGTCGCCAAGGTTATCTCCAAGCCAGATGTGCCGCCGTCCGTCGCCTCCGCAGAGATAGTGCGGCTACAGGCAATAGCAATGACGTATGCCCTCAAGGCGAGTTGGTATACTAATGTTGATAAGACAGACAGGGCACGCAAGAACCTGTGCTACACCCTATCCGAGCAACTCACTACCTTCGTGGCTGCTCTGAAATATGTGATGAGATGAAACTTTCCGTAGGCCCCATCATAAAGAAAATGGATATGAGATAATGAGTGATTTGATGAAGCAACTAATGAAGAAGCCCGAGAAGTCTTGGCTAAATGCTCCGAAGTTTATTGAGCGTTTTGAGGCAGGGTACATGGATGGGACAGGACCCAAGTTCACAAAGAAGAAGTCCTTCTCCCCCTCTACTCTTGCCTACGGAAACGGTGCCTGCCCCCGCTACTGGAACATCGCCTTTGCAGGAGCAGAGTTTGCCGACGACAGGAACCCCTACTCCGTAGCGAATATGTCGTCAGGCACGATGAGCCACGAGCGCATTCAGAATGCCATGCTTTCCTCCGGTCTCGCCAAGGAAGTAGAGCGCAAGATCGTATGCGAGGACCCGCCTATCTTTGGCTACGGTGACGTTATCCTTGACCTTGATGAGGTTGAGGATGAGGAAGTCGTAGGAGAAATCAAGACGATGCGTGAAGAGTCATTCGCTCATCGCAAGGCAACAGGCAAGGCTCCTACCTATCATCTAGTTCAACTGCTCATCTACATGAAGGTGCTCAAACTCCGTCGTGGCGTTCTCATCTATGAGAACAAGAACTCTCACGAGATAGTCCTTATCCCTGTTGAGATAAACGGTGACTACATCCAGTGGGCAGACCAGTTGT